TAGTAGTAATAAGTATTGTTGAAATCATTTTTTACGCTCCTATGTCTACAATTTCACAAACTCCACCAGTACACGCCAACTCTTGTGTTCCTGTTGTAGTGTCACCTTTTTCATATTGTTGTAATTCATTCCAATCAATTGACAAAGGCATTTTGGTTGACAAATCAAGATACATGTCTTTGTCAATATCTTGATATGGTGCTTGTTTGTATGTGTGTTCAGAGAATGGCAGAAAAGATATTCCTGACAACGAACCAAAATTATTCCAACACCAAGAACCAACTTCAAGCCATTCATGTTCCTTGACAGAAATAGTGACAGAAGGTTTGTGTTCACAATAGTTGTTTGCAATCTTCAACCACAATTCTAGTTGTTCTAGTGCTGACATATCATTTCTACAAACTGCATTGTCTGGACTTTTCATAGGAAATGAAAATACTGTGACACTATCCGGTGACGTGAAGTCAGGTTCGTTTGGAATATTCATGTCACGCATAAACTCAGTTAACGGGTCTTTGTTGTCTCCTCTTACAGTACGAATAAAGTAGTCGTTGTGTCTTGCGTGAATACCAGAAGCAGCATCAACCAACTGTGACACGGTTCCTGATGGTTTGACACAAGTGACAGCAGTACTTTGATTAATACCTATTTCGGCTGACAAATTTTTATTGACAATGACTGCTCTTTCTTTAAGCCATTGCAATTGTTCTTCTGACGCATTGTAGACAGCAGGACAATCCATGATTCCTGTAAGTGACACACCAAGCAATCTTTCTTCTTCAGTAGTATCTTTCCAACGCTTGCGAAGATAATTGAAGTTAGTTAACGTAGCTTGAAATGTTCCTAAGATCGTAGCAATTCTAACTTTATCTAAAATTGTTTCTATCGTGTCGTTGTATCGACAAACAACTTCTGACAAGTTACAGAACTGATAAGGTCTAAGAATAATTTCACAACAAGGATTAGTTCCAAAATCTATTTCTCCGTTTCTTCTGTTATTAGAAGAAGCTTTTTCTTTTGCAGAAATCCTGTTGAAGATACCTCGTTCACCGCTTTTGCTTTCATACAGTGACAACCATTCTTTCATAAAGATACCGATATCAGGTTTCTCTGTGTAACAAACAGAGTTGTTAGCCAAAGCTCTTTGAGGATTATCTACCCACCATTCTCCACTCTTAGCCATACGCATTCGTTCGTCAGTAAGGTTTGACAAAGATATAAGTGCAGACCTACGTACTCCACCTACAACAACAACTTGTCCAATCTTACACATGATATCGTGACATTCGATTGACGTTAACTTTCTACCTTTAGCTTTCTTGAATGTGTTGATTGTAAAATCAAACAAGTCAATAAGAGGTTCAGGTCCAGAAGCTCGTCCACCGAAAGTTTTAAGTCTTGCACCAGCCGGTCTAATCTTTGACGTATCTATTTTAGGAATACGATTGGTGTACAAAAAAGAAATGAGATCACGTAACGCTCTTGCCCATCCTTCCTTAGAATCTGCAACAGAGATAAGATCATCAGAACTTTCAAAATCAATATCAGGAATAGTAGGAAGTTTGTTGACATATTGTCGTTCAACTGAAAAACCTACACCAGTTCCATTCATAAGAATATACAAACACTCATCAAAAGATCGTGGTGAATCAATAGGAAGATAAGAACAGTTATAACCAGCAATGTTCTCTCTTTTAAGAGCAGGACCGGCAGTCATCAATGCTCTCATTGACCCAAGAACTTCAAGTTTTAACATAGAAGTTTCTATCTCAGAATACATATCATCTGGAATAGTGTAGTTGTAATTGTTTTTAAGGTGGTCTGACATAAATGACAGATACCTATCAATAGTTTCTTTCCAATTTTCTCTTCTTTCTTCTTTATCTATCCAACGTGAATACCGAGATAGATGTATAAAGTTTTGATAATCTGTTGGTAACATGTTTACTCTACTCCCTCTGTAAGTTTGTTAAGATACCAAGAAGATTTTAACAAGTCTTCTTTTGGTTTTCCCTTATGTTTGTACCTTATAAGATACTTCAAAATATTACCTTTTAGGTAACCTCTAAACTCTTCGTCAGTCATAGAAGCTTGAATGATATCAATAGCTTCTAGACCTTGCATGTTGTAATGTTTAGGATGATTAATGATATCCGCTGCCATCAGGCGGTCCTTTCGCTTTATCTAACAGTTTAGGTAAAAGTTCTACAACATTATCGCCCATTTGATTAAGGATAGATTGCGAACCTTTTGTATAAACTTCCATCAAAGATTCTTGAAGTATGCAAAAGATTCCTTGAGAAATTACAAAAGACATAGATTCTCTTGGGTCAGAATTGTCAGTTGTATCAACAACTTTTACACTGAAATAACCGTCATCATCATCGTCTTCTTCTTCCATTTCTGTAAAAACTCCGTTATCACTTAACGGATTTTTTTTATTATCTTCAAGAATAATGTATATCCTATTAGGTTTTAAATCTTTCTCCTCTTCTTCAATCATTTCTTTTATTTCTTTTTCTTCTTTATCCATTCTTTCGGTATCCTTTCTTTAGAAAATGTAAAACCATTCTTACTGCACCAATCACCATACGTTGTTTTAGATGATCTTGAAAGTCTGTTGAACGGAGTCATAAACACAAACCTAAGATCAATGTCTGGATGCTGATCTGCTACACGAAGATGTTTTACTCTGTCAGAGGATGTGAATCTTCCTTTAGTTTCTATGTAGATATCATAATCTGGAAGATAGAAATCAGGAGTATAAACTCTAGGTTTTGGAATCCAAGATAGCTTTTTGGTTTCGTACTCATAATCTATGTTTCTTTCTTCAAGATCACGTGCAAAGTCTCTTTCAAACAAAGAACGAAACCTGTAATCTTTGTACTTCTTAACCATGTTACGGTCTGTAGATACGAAGAAGTTTGGTAATTCTGTTCTTAAAATACTTGTAAGAACGAGGTGATACTTCAAGAAACCTTTGTTCATTGTACGAATCAAAGTCTCCTTTTGCAAACACAACAGTTCTTTCGTTTTTTAACAACTCTTCCAAACTTCCTATATCTTCCTTCATCTTATCTGTGTTGTATCTGAACTCTTTGTCATCCCAATAACAACCTATCTGATCACCATGAGACTTCTTTAATCTTATACCTATTCCTTGATCAGAGTCTCTAAGAAAGGTAGCTAAAGCGGTTCCTCCAGACTTTTTGTCGTTCTCTAAATACGCAAACACTACGTTGCTGTTGTTAATGACATCTTCTGTAAGAACCTTTTGTTGAACGTAAACAGGCATCTACATTAACTCGTTATCTTTAACATTGTTAACGTGATTTGTAACAATGTTTTCTGAAGAAACTTCATTCAATCTTCCTGTACTTGCATCGTAGAACAAAGTACTGCAAAGACCAGTTACTCCGCTAAACCTGTTTTTAATGACACGTACTTTTGTTGTGTTCCTTTCAACAGGACAATCAGCTTGACCGTTTCGTTCCAAACCTAATACGATATCACTTAGCTGACCAATACTGTGTGAGCCTCTAAGGTGGTTCAATGACAACTCTTTACCTTCTTCATGCGAACCATCTTGTGTTCTCCTCAGATGGCTTGCAATGATAAGACAGATATCAAGTTCTTGAACAAGAGTACGAAGCTTAGTCATACACTGATCTATGTTCTTTCTTTCATCCATTCCGAACTCTTGAGAACTTACAAGAATAGAGATATGGTCAAGAATGATATACTTACATTTAAGTATCTTTACCATATATCTTATTCTGTTGATGATGTTGTCAATTGCGTTAGAACCGAAATGGTCAAAGAAAAACACTCGACCGCTTCCTACAGTGTTGTCGTAAGCGTCTTTGTATTCTTCCATTGTGTAGTCTGCATCAGGAAGATGATAGTTCTTGTTTGAGTGAACCCCCATCAAAGCTTTAGCTGTAGTTCTGATAGGTTCTTCAAGGAACATAAGGCCAACATTGTTATCAGTATTAGAAATAATATGATAACAAATTTCTCTCATAAAGCTGGACTTACCAATACCTGTTCCTGCACAGATGCAAACAAGTTCTCCACTTCTTAAACCGTAAGTGGATTTGTTAATGCCATTGTAAGGATAGCTAACAATAGCCTTCTCTGGTCCTTTTAACAACTCATCCCAAAGACTGTCACCTGACACAATACCTTCCGGTGTGTATCTTTCAGCGTTCCACCAATCCTGTTTGAACTCAGCTACCTTACCTTTAAGCAGATATTCGTTAGGGTCTTTGTAGCGCATACGAACAACAGAAGCTTTAGGAGCAAGTAACTCAGAAGCTACTTTCGATGCAATCTTTCCTGCATCGTCATTATCAAAACATATAATTATGTTCTCAAACTTGTTAAGAAAATCATAATTATCGTTGATATCTTTTTCAATTGATCCTGCACCTGTTCTCACAGAAATAAACGGCCACTTGCTATCAAACATTTGATAAGCTGACAAAGCGTCTATCTCACCTTCACAAATAGTAATATACTTTCCGCCATTCCCGAAAGCCTGTTGACCAAAGAACCCTGCTTTAGAAATGTGTCCTTCTATCAAGAAATGCTTAGGAACAAAACGTATCTTACTTGCAATGTGAAAACCACCAGAATCGTAATAAGGATAGATATGCACAGACTTTCCTTTGACAGTCTTTTGCATAACATTATACTTAACACAAGTTTCTTTGTGTATTCTTCTGGACTCTATTGCAGACACATCACCCAAAGTAAGGTTGTTGTTTTCTACAACTCTAATGTCAGAAGTGTCATTTTCAGGCAAACTAGCTTTCTTACAAGAAAAGCAATAAGTCCCACCATCCTTGTAGATTGTCAAGGCATCACTTGAGCCACAATCAGGACAAGGTTGGTGAGTCTTTTCGTACTTACTTTCATAATTCATCAGTAACTTCCTCTACTCTTGGTTCCACTTCAACGTGAGTAAAATACTTTAAACTGTTGGAGTACTGAAACACTCTAAGTCCAGAGCCTTTATTGGCACCCTTCCAACAAATGTTTTTATAATCACAATAGGCACAGGCTGTACTCAATACATAGTTGCCCTGAACTCCGAGAGGTACGGGTTCATAGCACTTCTCAGGGGGCTTGTCAAGCGAAATAACCTTTTTCAAGTGCTTTATTCTGTCCGTAGCGTTTATTTTCGTTAGCTCGTCCACCATCATAAAGGTAATGTCGCCAGTGCTTTTGTCAAACGCAAGAAAGCCGCCTTCAAGAACATTCTTTGCGTCCATGTACCCACTAAGCTGACCAATGTATCCAAAAGGATCATTTCCTAAAAGTGTTCTTGTTTTAAATTTTCTAAAAGCGCGAGTAGAAGCAGATTTAACATCAACAACAGCACCATCTATCATAGCGTCAATGTGACCTGTGATGCCTTCTATCTTTACTTCTTCTTGTTGATTAGTTACTTTGTGTCCTGATTCAGCAGCAAGAAACAACATCAAAGCTTCTACTATATTACCGTAAAAGAATTTTAACAACAACTCTGGAGGATGCTTGACTTGATTCTTGTTGTGTACATCGTACCAAATCTTTCTGTCTTCTTTACCTATGCTAGACATACGAAGATAACCAGAACGAGACTTTTCTTTAGGATTAAGAAAATTCTTTAAATCGTAAGTAATAGCTTTAAGAAAGATGTCGATATTATCTTCATCTATATCAACCTTACCTTCAGATATAAGATTCTTTATATCAGGTATTAAAGTATGAATTGTTTTCTCAACTGTCATTAATATGATCTTTCTTTTTTGAAACTTTTCTTTGTTCTTTCCTACGTTCTTTTATTTCAGCTAAACGCAAAGCATATCCTTGCCTATCCCGCAAATTTTGTACCATCTTTGTTTCTTTAGATTCTGTATATTTACTCAATGTTTCTATCCTTTTCTTCAAGTAACTTTTTGTAGAACTCTCCTACTTTTATTATCTCATCTGGCGCAGCATCTGTTTTTATTTGATTAACTTTATTGCAAACCCATATCACATTCCCTATTTCATAGCCTTTATCATTATCAATTCTATCAAGACTTGCAGAATTAAATGCTGGGCCGGAATTTTTATTTACTTTAAATTCAATACCTAAAACAGGACATCTTCGATCTTCATGGGGGAAAATTTCTTTTAAATAGTCTTTAGTTATAGTAAAGGGTTTTTTTAATTTATTTTTATTTCTTTTTTTAGCACCTTTAAATACTATACTAAAAAAGTAGCGACCAAAATTACGATAATCTTCTCTTATATGTTTATTTAACTCGGCGTTACTTTTAGAAGGCATTAACCTATTCCTTTTTCATTTTGGCGGTCCCGGTAGGACTTGAACCTACAACCTATAGATTAGAAGTCTATTGCTCTATCCTGTTGAGCTACGGAACCAGAAAAAAATTTTGAGCAGTTTTACATCGTACTCAGGATGTCTTAGTCTTTTAGTTCAAATAGAAGAGTCATTATGGGTGACTATGACAATCTTCTATCAAGTTGTATCCAGTTCCCGTTAAACCCTCACTGTGGATACTGTAACTCACGGTTAGAGTTACCCCATTTAAACTTACATCAATTCGCGTTCAAGTCTATCGATAGGCTCAAGAACACCGGTATTGAAGTACTGTGGTTCTGGATCAAGAGACATACGGTTAGGAGTGTACTCTTGCAATTCAAGAACCATAACTGCGTTAACACCAATGCCAACGCCCTTCTTTCCTTTGTAGTTATAATCATAAGTGTGAATGGAAACTTTAGCGTAAGTTCCATTTCCGATTCGTACATCAGGGTTCCACGGATTTCCTGCTGCATCTAAAACTTTGATAGGAAACTTGGAACGAGCAACAATGAAAGATTCAAACTCTTCCTTTTTGCCTTCTCCAATTCGTACATTAACACCAGCGTTTTCCAGTTCTTCAACTGTGTCACTGTGAAGATTACCAAGAGTAACCTCATATTTTTGTGACATTTCATTAACTTCGTACAAACTGGGATAGTACAGTGTTGCATACAAAACTTTGTCCATTGCTTTTTCTCCTTAAAGGGTAAAATGTTCTAATATTATACAGTCTGAAACAGGTCTTGTCAAGTCTTTTTTTCAGTGCGTATCCGCCCAAGACATTCCAATCTTCGCTTCAGCGTCCATCGGAAGCCTCAGATTCAACATACGCCCTGCTTCTTTGATTGTCAAGCTTGAAAGTTCAACTAATCGCTTTGCGTCATCTGCGTGGCTTTCGTACTGCAACTCATCGTGGACCGTATTGACTAGGTTCGCCTTCAGCTTCTCAGAGCGTATGCTGCGGTCCATGTTGACTGACCACTGCTTACACACAATACTCCCACCGCCTTGTAGAAGGGTGTTAAGAGCCGCGTGAGCGTGCCTGACGTACAGCCTTCTGCCGTCGAGTCCGCGAATGTACCCTCGCGATGCTGCGTCCTCTACCTTGCTTAAAAGCGCCCCCAAACTCGGTACGTTTTTAAGAAACTGATCCTTGAGTATCTTTCCTTGCACTGGGCTAACACCTAAAATACTTCCTAGTTTAGTAGGTGAAGCACCGTACACAAAAGCGTAAAAGAATGTTTTAGCTAACTTACGATCATCTATTCCTAATGCTTGCATTGTAACATTGTGAGGATCACCAGAAAGAACTTCTTTTGTGTAATCAGCATCATTCATGTAGTGGGCAAGCATCCTTAATTCTAAACCTTGAGCGTCCATACCTACAATACGAAAGCTCTCGTTAGGAGAAGACCAACAATCTCTTGATTCTTTACCGTAAGGTTTATCTACAGCTACTACATTCGCCATATTAGGATCGTTGTGTGTCATACGACCCGTAACTGCACCAAGAGTAAACACCTTGCCGTGTACTCTACCGTCATCCCCTAAAGCGTCTATCCACGATTCTGCTGTTTTCCACCTGTTAGTAAGCATTTTCCATTCAGAAAGTTTTCTTACTGATTCTGGTGCTGTTTCTGGTAACGTAGCAAGATTAGTTTCATTTACTTTTGGTGAACCTTTTGGAGTTAAATCAATAGGCTTCCAACCAGACTCATTCATTCTTTCAACTATTTGCTTGTGCGAAGCAATGTTAAAAGGTTGAAATTCTATCTTCCAAAAAGGGCCAGCTACATCTTTGTAGTCAAAACCATTTAAACCTACTTTAGACATAACTCCTTTCTTAGTATACTTAGGTAAATCATTACGTATTACTTTCACTTTAGGAGGAAAGTATTTAGTAATATTACACTCTATTTCATTGGCTTTACTTTGAGTTTTGTTTATTAGTTCAAAAGTCTTTTGCTTATTCAAGTAAAAGCCATACTTAGATTGCCTAGATATTATGTCGGCAATTTCATGTTCAAGGTCGATGCTTTGCTGGGAAAAGTCTTTACCTTCCTGAATAAGAATAGAATATATTTTGTATGTTATTTCAACATCACGTTTACAATATTCTATCATCTTTTCTGATAGTTTCTCGAAGTCTATAAACTTTAGTTTACTTATACCAAGTTTACATCCCCAAGACTCAAGGCTGTGTCCTCCTTCTCTATCAGGTACAAACAACCTAGACATAATCAAAGTATCTTCAACTTTCTTTATGTCTACATTCCAAAGACGTTTAAGAACAGGAAAATCAAACTCTACGGCATTGTGTCCGATAAACACATCATTATCAAAATCAAAACCGTGAGAAAGAAACTCCTCTTTTGTTTTGTGTACGTGTACTTCGTTTTTACCTATTGTCTTGGAACACACAACCCATATTTTCTTGGCATTAAGATGGTCAGTCTCAATATCAATCACGTGTTTCATTAGGCAACCCCAATCCATGATAAGAAGGTTTATCATTAGATTTTTCTATTTTAAACCACTCAGGCTTGTTGCGTTTTTTCCAAGTTGCGAAATCACTTTTTTCAACAACATAGTAGGTACGATACGCTTCAACAGTGTCAGAGCCTTTGCAGTAGTCGGGCATACACTGCGGCGGCGGCGTAAAATCGTCATGCTCTATGTCCATTGGAAACTTCCACAAATGATGAAGCAGCCTACCGGAAGCGTGGTTTTTATCGTAACGATAAGTGTATTCTTTAAGAAGCTGGTCGTAAAGATTCCACAACCAATAATAATTCTCAGAAGATTTACGAACCCAAATAGAAGAAGGATGGTTCTTGTGAGTAGCTTTGTACAGACCTCGTTCATCAGCAAGCTTGTCACCGTCAAGTAAACGATGCGCTGTTGAAAGAAGCTGTGCAGACTCAAGGATCATTTTAACTACGTGTTTGTCGCAGTGCATCTGCGCTGCAAGTATAGGGTCTTCGTCAAGATAGAAGATGTTCATCTAGTGCCTTCCACGATACAGGATAAAGGTTGCTACATTCTATTCTAATACTGTTTGCTATGTATCTAGTTTCTTTTTGTGCGTCATCCTTTGTTCTTAGAGAACACACTCTAGCAAAAGCAGCTAAACTACCACTCCAGTACCATTCTGTGTACATGTTTTGTGGTAAAATCATTCTTGCCATTTCTGGAGCAATTCCTAGATTAATCATATTAGAATAACATTCAGTAACAAATTTCATTAAAGGCGCTGTATTGTAGCGAATAACACCGTCGTTTGACGATCCTTGTTTTTTATCATTAGCTCGTTTTCTCCAAACGTCAGGGATAAAAAACTCTGGTTCGTCATCAACGTATCGCCTTGATACTTCGTTCCAGACCAACCCTACCTGATGTTTTACCAACTGTCTAGCCACAAATATGGGCGCTTTGATGCGAAACTGGAGAAAGCAATGCCCGAATGGCGTCCAGTGATTGTGCTTGGCAAGGTAGTTTATAAGCCGTTCGTCCTTTTCTGTCAAGACGTTTTCTACAGGACCGGCTGGCGTTATCGTTTCCCATTCGGATTCTTTGTTAAAGGAAACTCTTGCAGCGTTGACCACTGTAAGATCAGACCCCATTGAATCAATTAACTCAACCCGCATAGTACTTCACCAAACCATTAAAAAGTAAAGCTGAAGAAACAGAGTTAATAACAATTAAAGCTCTGTCGTTCCAAAGTATACCTACAATTAGCCAACCAAGTAATCCTATTGTATGTACAAATAGATTAAATGGATACACGTTGTTACTTGTCAGCATCATTCCAAAGATAAGTATAAATGTAGCAATCCATTTAATATACCAATCTATAGTGTGAGTAGGCGTAGCCTTTTTAATACTCATAAATTCTCCATCAAGTTAAGTTCATCAATTTTAAGATTGTAACAAGAAGCTTTTACTGTGTAACCATTATCTTCGTCTACAGTTCCTTTCTTTAATAATGTTGATTTATTAAAGTATTCTTGTTTAGGCAACCAACCCAATAACCAAATCTTTTTTAAGCTGTAAAGTATTCTAGTGAACACATAAACATCACATTTCTGTTTAGTGTTGTATTCTGCTATTGAGCAATCGTAATAGCTTAAAGGTTTTACTCCTGTTGTTTTTGTTTTAACATCAATCTTTAACTTACCATTGTTTTTTGTGTTAAGGTAAAAATCATAATCATAAGTGTTATCTTCAACAACATCATGTTTATTGTTTATAAGATAATCCATAACACAATACTCACCTACATAGCCAGCCTTATTACCTCTGCCTTGAGATATAGAGTTTCTAAGGACTCCTAGTTTATCTGATGCTTTTTGAGCTTTGTCAAGCATATTTTGAGATACGTTCATTTCTATCATCATCATGGAAATATGTCCTAGTAATGGAAGGAGAGGGTAAAGTGTACAATAATCATTAAAATACCTATTAAACACACTAAAAGTTCCGTTTTTGACATGTTTTTACACCTTATTGTACCTTTAATACTCCATAAGAATGGAGTCTTTTCTTAATCGTATAAATCGTCATCGTCTTCGTCTACCATTTTAAGTAGTTTTGAATTAGAGTATCTTTTTGCTGCTGTTTTTTTACGCTTAGATTCTACAACACGTTTCCTGTACAAAGGGTCTTCAAGGTTATGTGCCATGACGCTTCTGCGTGACCCCTTTTTCCGGTCGTTTTGTTTCCGCTGGTACGACATTTTTTCATTTTCCCTCTTGACACGGGTTTCGATAGGGTGTACTTAAACGATTATACTGTTCCTGTCAAGGCCAAAAGGAGAAAAAAATGGGTAAAATGAGCGATTTACACATAGACTATTCAGAACACATAAGATTATGTTCAAAAAATAATATTGAAAAAGAAGAAGCATGGGTACTATTAGACACAAATATAAAGAATGTTGTATATAAAGAAGATTTTCTAAAAGATTATTCTGAGCTTGAAGGTGAAGATAAAATGATTAAGAAAGCTGAATAGTACAAATGACTGATGAACGTGAACCTTATTGGGATTACATGGCAAGAAGGTTGCGTGAAGTACGTGATAATACTTTTCTCACAAGAGAGGATTTGTGTAAAAAGGAAATAGCAGAGATGCAAAAACAAGTACACCTATTACAATTAAGAGTTAAAGAGTTAAAAGAGATTGTTGATAGGCAAAGTAAAACCATTAAATCATTGTTACCTTCAATTACAAAAGATTAGTCACTTGTGGAAAGAAAATGTTGAAGTTTGTAAAAGTTGTTTCCTGTTGTTGTGTTTTACTTTTTTCTTTAAATGGATGTATTCACTTGATAGTTCTAAAATCAATGTTCGACATCATAGGAATACACAAACTTAACGAACTAGAAAAAGAAGTAGACAAGCTAAAGGAAAAGAAGAATGATAGTAACACGTGAGTTAGAAGTCATGTACAGGTGTCATGTTTGTGAAGCTAAAGCAGACGTAATAGATGATCATGTTTATTGGTGTTCGACATGCTGGCTAAAAAGGGAAAAGAAGAAAGATAGTCTTAGCCGTATCTCTGATTACGAAAGAGAATCAAACGTAGATTGTGATGAAGGCGGTCAATTTGGTATGGGAGCTTAACGGACCCGTAGTTCAGTTGGTTAGAACGAACCGCTCATAACGGTTATGTCGTAGGTTCAAGTCCTACCGGGTCCACCAAAGCGGGCGTGGCGGAATTGGTAGACGCTACAGACTTAAAATCTGTTGTCGATTAAGGCGTGCGGGTTCAAATCCCGCCGCCCGCACCAAAAAGGAGAAGTGAAAATGTCTGAAGATTACGTTGTTGTAAATAGTATTTTATCTTATCGTATACGTTACGTTATGCACAAAGATGATTTGCAAAAGTTAAATCCAGATAAACCGTGTAATCCTATTGAATGGGCAAAAGATACTGTTACTTGTGAAGAGTGTGATGAGTTTTCTACAGAATATATAGGAGAACACATATATGACGCTGACCTTATTACAGAAGAACAAATGATAAACTTATTTGACCGAGACAACTCGCATATCAAAAAATGGTCACGTGAACAAAAGATTAATTGGGTCAGGATGTAAAAATGAGTTTAGATTGGCGAGTACAAAACTACCTTGAAACTTTAGTAGAACAGTTCATGGAAGAAGGATTGTCTGAAAAAGAAGCTGAAGAAAAAGCTATGGAACGATTGGATCAGTCTCAATATGATTACAAATAAAAAAAAGCTGCACAAAGAAAAACAAAGTGCAGCTTTAAAGTAATGTTAGGTTCGTATTTCTTATTCTTTAGAGGAGATGTATTTCCTTGCTTTAGACATGGCTCTGTTACCAAACCAAAACGCTATAATAGCAGAAAATATAGCTTGCGTTTCAGAATCCCAAGCTGTCTCTATCGCTACTGTCCAATCAACATTTTGATTAGAGATTAAAGCGTACATCAGTACACCTTTAACACAAATAAACATCAAGAAGAAAAGATAAGTAATGACAGGGCGCACAGAACCCCTGAGAGAGTTGATAAAAGCTCCAGAGTCGATAGTTCTATCATGTTCGTATATACTCTTTGTTTCTTGAATGTCTGCTTCAGCGTCAAGTTCTTTAAGTTTCAGTTCTGATAGTTGTGAAGCATACTTAGCTTTAGCTTCAAGCATGTTGAGTTCTTGTTCGTTAGCTTGCTTTTGTTTGAAGTAACCTAATACTTCAGGTACAATGGACGTACCAAAGCCTACAAGAGTGCCTAGAAGACTGATCATTTCTTCTTATTCATCATAACAGACGCCCCCATATAAGCTCCTACAACGCCCGCCATGCCTATATAGAACAAAGAGAACAGGTCTGCTAAAGCTTTGATTCTTGAGTCAGGAAAGATCGGTAGAAACACCAACGCTGTAAACACCAGCATAGAGATCAAGGCTATCCACGCCATAGATTTCTGTGCGTCCATCTTTTCAGCGTCAGATGCTGCACGTAGTTCTTCCTCTGTTATTATGCCGTCGTTGTTAAGATCGACATTGTATGTATCTTTAGGTGGATTCATAATTAACCTACCTTATCTTTTATTTTGTTCACAAACTCCCACAGTGCAGTTATTTGCTTGTTTGTAACGTCTTGTTCAGCACGTAACTGCACTAGTGTTTGTTGTTGTGTATTGTTTTGAGTTGATATGTTTTTTACGTTGTTTTGCAATATCTCTGTGTCTTTTAAAAGACTAGATACTTGTTCTCTTGAGCGAGTAGCCCAAACGATCAACAATCCTATGAATATAAGTTGATCCCAATGTTCTGTTATAAAGTTCATTATGCAACTTGTTGCCTAATAAGTTTAGCAGAATATCTGTCTTCATGTAATAACGCTTGTTGTTCTGTAACTCGTTCTTTAAATTCTTCTTTAGTTATAGTTTGCATAATACCTACTCTAGCTAAATTAGCTAATAACTTTGACCAAATTATTTCAAAACTTTTATCGTCAAAAATTCCTTGTTCAAATAAAGTATGTACTGATTTTGCCATTTCTTTATCTCTAAGAATAGAAGATAAAACACCTTGTTGAGCAGCAGTAGCTTTCATAAATCCTGCTTCCATTATAAGATATCTATAGGACACAACTCCTTTCATGGCGTTGTATAGTCTACCAGCAGCCATTTGTTCTGTGAAATTACCAGAAGATGTACCCGCTATTTGTACCATATCATCTTTACCTGTATCTAAGGTATTTTTGACATTAAAAACTTCATCAAGAATTTGTAGATGAGGGTTTCTACCTTCATTTGTATCAGGCCAAAGTTTTGTTAAAATATGGTCGTTTTCTTCTATAAAATTTTTGTAGTTTACTAGATCAATATTACCATCTAGTTTATAAATACTTCCTAGTTTTTCTTTAGGTATATTTTTTTCTTCTTCTAACCATTTAATAAAATTAGCAGCAGTTTCCTTTTCATTTGTATCTAACCTATATTCATAATATTCCTTTCTAAATAATCCAAAATCACCGTGTTGTTCCAATCCATCTATTAATGTTCCTCTAGGCATTTTAA